ACACCTTCTATCCCGTCATCTATGGCGCTGACGAGTCGGACGATTGGACGGACCCAAAGGTCTGGAAGAAAGCCAATCCATCCCTCGGCATCACGGTGGGCATCGACAAGGTGAAGGATGCCTGCGAGTCCGCCAAGCAGAACCCCGGTGAGGAGAACTCCTTCCGACAGCTTCGCCTCAATCAATGGGTCAAACAGGCGGTGCGCTGGATGCCGATGGACAAGTGGGACAAATGCGAGTTCGCCGTCAGCGAGGACGATCTGGAAGGCCGCGTCTGCTACGGCGGTCTGGATCTTTCGTCCACAACGGATATTACGGCGTTCGTCCTGGTATTTCCGCCGCTGGACGAGAGCGACAAATACAGCATCCTGCCGTACTTCTGGATTCCGGAGGACAACCTCGACCTCCGCGTCCGGCGTGACCATGTGCCATACGACGTGTGGGAGCGGCAAGGATACCTCCAAACCACCGAGGGCAATGTCGTTCACTACGGCTATATCGAGAAGTTCATCGAGAGCTTGGGTGAGCGTTTCAATATCCGGGAGATCGCCTTCGATCGGTGGGGCGCTGTGCAGATGGTACAGAACCTTGAGGGCATGGGCTTTACGGTCGTTCCTTTCGGACAGGGCTTCAAGGATATGTCCCCTCCGACCAAAGAACTGATGAAACTGGTGCTGGAGCAGCGCATTGCCCACGGCGGGCATCCCGTCCTCCGTTGGATGATGGACAACATCTTCATCCGCACCGACCCGGCAGGCAACATCAAACCGGATAAAGAGAAATCCACAGAAAAAATCGACGGTGCCGTGGCGACGATTATGGCACTGGATAGAGCCATCCGCTGCGGCAATGAAAATGGTGCTTCGGTCTATGATGACCGAGGTATTTTGTTTATATGACTTAGAATTTCACCCCCAATTCTGTATATTCCTGTTGACACGGTGGCATTATTGAGATATAATATGACTACCGAATATAGGGGGTGTTTTTATGAGTCCAAGCATTTCTATCCGGCCTTCAAAGGATATCCGTACAAACTATGCGCAGATTTCAGCTCTCACCAGACAGAATCCGGTAGCGATTACCGTAAATGGCAAGGAAGATACCGTACTTCTCAGTCACGAAGATTTTCAGGATCAGATTCACTATATCAATGAACTGGAAGCAAAACTGGCCGTATATTCCCATCTGGCTCAAGCGATGGATGACATCAAACTCGGCAGAGTGCAGTCTGCCGACAATGCCTTCGCCGATATTCTCGGTGAATTGGAGAATCTGGATGTATGAATTGTAAAATCGTATTTACGGATACGGCCAAATCGGATCTCCGTGACATTGCTATCTATCTTGCAGATCTTTCAAAGGATAAAAAACTGGCCATTCGCTTTGTCAGGGAACTCCAGGAGAAAGTAAAGATCCTTGAGCAGTTTCCGGAGTCCGGCGCGATCCCCAGAGACCGTGTGCTAAAGAGCAATGGTTATCGCTTCCTTGTCCACAAGGATCATCTTCTTTTCTACCTGTATGAAAAAGAAACAAACACAGCCAATATTATGGCAATTTTCAATGGAAAACGTGACTATATGCGGGTCATGAAAAAATTCTTGTAAACACCATTTGAACATGAAAGCGTCTATCGGAAACGGTAGGCGCTTTTCTTATGCCCATTTTGAAGGAGAGTGATGCAAATGGGTATCTTTTCGGGACTGTTCAAATCCAGAGACAAGCCCGTGAACCGCACAGCAGGCAGCAACTACGCTTTTTTCTTCGGCGGCACGACCTCCGGCAAAGCGGTGACGGAACGCTCCGCCATGCAGATGACCGCCGTGTATTCCTGCGTCCGTATCCTTTCGGAAGCGGTGGCGGGACTGCCGCTGCACCTCTATAAATACACGGACAGCGGCGGCAAGGCAATGGCGCACGATCATCCGCTCTACCGCCTGCTCCACGATGAGCCGAACCCGGAAATGAGTTCCTTCGTGTTCCGGGAAACGCTCATGACGCATTTGCTCCTCTGGGGCAACGCCTACGCGCAGATCATCCGCAACGGCAAGAACGAGATCGTGGCGCTGTATCCCTTGATGCCGAACAAAATGACCGTGGACAGAGACGAAGCCGGGCGGCTGTACTACACCTACTACCGTGGCTCGGACGAAGCCATCAAGGATAAGGACTTCGCCGTAACGCTTCACCCCTCGGATGTGCTGCACATTCCCGGTCTTGGCTTTGACGGTTTGGTGGGCTACAGCCCCATTGCTATGGCGAAGAACGCCATCGGCATGGCTATTGCCTGTGAGGAGTATGGCGCGAAGTTCTTCGCCAACGGCGCTGCGCCAGGCGGCGTGTTGGAACACCCTGGCACGATCAAAGATCCGCAGCGTGTGCGGGAGAGTTGGCAGTCCACCTTCGGCGGCAGCGGCAACGCCAATAAAATCGCTGTGCTGGAAGAAGGTATGAAGTACACGCCCATCGGCATCTCGCCAGAGCAGGCGCAGTTCCTCGAAACCCGTAAATTCCAAATCAATGAGATCGCTCGAATTTTCCGAGTCCCGCCCCACATGGTCGGCGACCTGGAAAAGTCGAGCTTTTCTAATATTGAGCAGCAGTCCCTTGAGTTTGTGAAATACACCCTTGACCCCTGGGTCATCCGCTGGGAGCAATCCATCCAGCGGTCGCTTCTGTCCAAAGACGAGAAGCGCGTGTATTTCGTGAAGTTCAATCTGGAAGGTCTGCTCCGCGGCGACTATCAGAGCCGCATGAACGGATACGCCATCGGCCGCCAGAACGGCTGGATGTCCGCAAATGACATCCGGGAGCTTGAAAACCTCGACCGTATCCCGGAGGAGGACGGCGGCGACCTGTACCTCATTAACGGCAATATGCTCCCACTGAAAAATGCCGGAGCTTTTGCAAATACACCTACCGATGACGGAAAGGAGGAAAAAACCAATGAAGAAGTTCTGGAATTGGAAGAACCAGACAGAGGCAGCGGAACGGACGTTGTTCCTGAACGGCACCATCGCCGAGGAAAGCTGGTTTGACGATGATGTCACCCCACAGCTTTTCAAGGATGAGCTCATGTCCGGCAGCGGCAATATCACTGTCTGGATCAACTCACCTGGCGGCGACTGTGTGGCAGCGGCGCAAATCTACAATATGCTCATGGACTACAAGGGCGATGTGACGGTCAAGATCGACGGCATTGCCGCCTCTGCTGCATCCGTCATCGCTATGGCTGGTACGAAGGTGCTGGTATCTCCTGTGTCCATGCTCATGATCCACAACCCCATGACGGCAGCGTTCGGTAATTCGGAGGAAATGCAGCGAGCCATTGAAATGCTCGGCAGCGTGAAGGATTCCATTATCAACGCCTACGAGATCAAAACGGGGCTGTCTCGTGCCAAGCTCAGTCACCTCATGGATGCGGAGACTTGGATGGACGCAAACAAGGCTGTGGAACTGGGCTTTGCGGACGAGATCATGACGCGCGCCAGGGAAACCGAGGATGTGGACGCGCCTGCCGTTTCCATGCTGTATTCCAAGGCGAACGTGGTGAACTCTCTCATGGAGAAGATCGCCGCAAAATGCACCATCGACCCCAAGCCTGCCGTGCCGGAGCGCACGGGTCGCTCTGTGGACGAACTCAGAGCCAAGCTGAACACCATCAAAAACTACATTTAATATGGAGGTATTTCAATATGACGATCGTTGAACTGCGCGAAAAGCGCGCCAAGCTGTGGGCAACGATGGAGGGTTTCCTCGACACCCACCGCAATGACAAAGGCGTTCTGTCCGCCGAGGATGACGCCGTTTACGCCAATATGGAGAAGGAACTGAACGACCTCACCAATGAGGTCCGACGCATGGAGCGCCGCGACGCCATTGCCGCAGAGCTTGCGAAGCCTGTATCCTCTCCCATCACCGAGCAGCCACAGAAAGCGGCCGGCGAAGCTAAGACCGGCAGAGCGTCGGGTGCCTACCGAGAGGACTTCGGTCTGCATCTGCGCGGCAAGCGTATGCTTCACAATGTGCTCTCCGAGGGCGTGGATGCCAACGGCGGCTATCTCGTCCCTACCGAGTTTGAGAAGTTCATCGTGGATACGCTCAAGGAGGAAAACGTGATGCGCCGTCTGTGCAAGGTCATCACCACCGATAACGAGCGCAAGATCCCCGTTGCCGCGACCCATTCTACTGCCGCGTGGACAGCTGAAAACGCCGCATACACCGAGAGCAACCCCACCTTCGCACAGAAGACCATTGACGCCTACAAGCTGACCGACCTCGTGAAGGTGAGCATCGAACTTCTGGACGACAGCGCCTTCGATCTGGAGGAGTACATCGCCCGCGAGTTCGCCTATGCTTTCGGTGCCGCCGAGGAGCAGGCGTTCTGCGTCGGCACCGGCACGGGTCAGCCTACCGGCCTGTTCACCGCAAACGGCGGCACGGTCGGTGTTACCGCAGCCAGTGCGACCGCCGTAACCACCGACGAGGTGATCTCCCTCATCTACGCCCTGAAAGCGCCGTACCGCAAGAACGCCAAGTTCCTGATGAACGACGCTACCGTTTCCGCGCTGCGCAAGCTGAAGGATTCCAACGGTCAGTATCTGTGGCAGCCCTCCCTGCAGGCGGGTCAGCCGGACCGGCTGCTCGGTTACGAGATCTACACCAGTCCGTATGCTCCCACGTTGGCGGCGGGTGCGCTCTCTATCGCTTTCGGCGACTTCCAGAGCTACTGGATCGCTGACCGCACCGGCAGGACTGTTCAGCGTCTGAACGAGCTGTATTCCACCAATGGTCAGGTCGGCTTTGTCGCTACCGAGCGCGTGGACGGCAAGATCATTCTGCCGGAGGGCATCCAGCTTCTGAAGATGAAGGCAGCCTGATGAGAGGAGGCGGCGGTGATGGACGAACTGCTTACCAAAGTGAAAGCCAACCTGATCCTGGATCACGCGGCGGATGATGCGCTCATTCAGAGCTACATCACCGCCGCTGTTTCATACGCGGAGAGCTACCAGCACATCCCGGAGGGAACGTATCAAAACGCGCCCATGCCGCCGACCACGGAACAGGCTGTTATCATGCTGGCATCCCACTTCTATGAAAGCCGGGATGGCAGCACGGGCGGCTTCTTCGCGGATAGCACAGGAGCAGCACAGCAGGTGTGGAAAACCGTCAACCTGCTGCTTCGGCTGGATCGGCGGTGGCAGGTATGAGCTTTGGGAAAATGAACGGCTTTGCCGACATTGTAAAAACAAAACAGGTTAAAGACAGCGAGGGCTTCACCCATTCCGAGGATGAAGTCCTTGCGTCCATTCGGGTGTATCAGGAAGGGCGGCACGGCTCTCAGCGGTGGGCGAACCTTGCGGCATTCAGCGAAGCCACCGACCTGTTCCGATTTCGGTGTATTCCGGGGCTGACGGTCACCACTGACCATTTCCTCGTCTGCGAAAATTGTCGCT